TGACTTTTGAACCATTGTTTGCCTGCGTTAGTTTATCAAAAAATTCTGTGCCTTTTCTAGCCACAACTTCTCTAGGTATTACATACTCACCTTCGTGAGCCATAATAGGGATGCCACCACCTGGATTAGGACTGTTCTCTGGTAATGCGCCACCGCTTCTCATACTAGGCATACCCTGCTGCATAGGTTGCCCCATCCCTGGAACTTCCATACCTAACGCAAGTTTACATGCAAGTACAATTACAAACGCAAGCCCTTCATCATACTCCATAGGCAGGTCTGTTTCTTCAGCCAACCCTTGTTGGAGCGCATACTGCCGCAGCTGAGGATACACACTAGGATCTTGCACGGCTGACATTGCCAGCTGTAGTCCCATGTTTACTTGATCAGCGTTAATCTCACCAGATGCTATAGCGTTCTGTAACTCACCGGCTAACTGTTGAATAGCCTGAGGATTGTTTTGGACAGTACGAGCCATTTCGCCGTCCATATCTTCAGCACTCATAGGAGCTGTGTTTTGAGGCTGTGGCATACCTTGCTGTATCGGCATACCCCCTGGGCCAACCATGCCACCCTCTTCAAAAGCATATGGCTGAAAACGATAATCTAAAGCTGGAACTGCTTTGTTACTAGTGCCTGTACCTGTAGGGATAGGTCTATTAACAGCCTGCATATTCACCATAGGCAGGTTGCCACCTTGGATAAGATTTTTTAGCGCTGGTGGTACATCTAGTGAAGGCCCTAGGTTTGGTGCTTGCGCACCTACAGGTCTACCAGCGGCAGCTGGTCTTGATATTTGAGACGTAGCCGCTGTAGTACCAGTGGGCTGCGATAAACTAGAAGGCGCTGCCTGTATTGTACCCCGTTGAGGAGTGCGTATCTGAGTGCCTCCTGCGGTTGTGGACTGTGTATTTAGACCAGCGGATCGCTGGTTCTGCCCGCCGCCACGGCGCCGTCCCCTAAAAAAATTCATTACTTCCTCCTATCCTCTACCTTTTAACTGCGCTATTAATGTGTTCAATGCTTCTCTAGTTGCGAACACATCGTTCATCAATGTCTGAACATCGTTTATTAACTTTACATAGTCGTCATAGTTAGGAACATTTGTGCCTGAAATAGTATTGCCAGTGCCTTTAGCATTTACTGCTAGCGCATCTTGATTACTAAGTGTGTTTAGTTTTACCTGATCAATCGCCACAGCTTTACTAGCAAGATCATCTTCGCCACGGGTACCGCAAAGTAACTCAACATTTTCTTTTAGCGCAGTCACCAATACTATGGTGGCCCCTCCAGAAAGTTGCCCTTGTGGTACAGCAGGTACTGCAGCGTAACGTGTTGCCATCTATGATGCCCTCAATCCGAATGGCGTCTCACCTAAGTGTATACTTCTTATCCTAGCTGAGCCAGCCACTCCCACCTCAAATGTATCACTTCTGTAACCTGTAGGCAATCTAAATATGTTGTCAGATGTTATTGTATTTTCGTAAACTAACACCTTGTCAACCCAAAATCTAAAAGTAACAGGTAATGCTCCAGGGATGTCTTGCAGATATGATGTCAAGTTATCTTCATGTATAGGCGCTGAGTTTAGCGTATCAAGCTCTAATACCGCAGCATTACTAGCGTTTGCAGTAGGCCCATTGACTGTACCTATCTCTGCATTGTTTGCCCATATTGTGGTGTTTGTTACTGGCACTTGCGCATTTACACCGATTAAAGCATTAGTTTGAGAATCAGGTGTCGCGTAATCAGCAATAACCCTAGCCGCCCCAAGATTAAGATAATCTTTTGTTGTGATTGTTTTTGACTTCCACTCTAGCGGAGCAAGTGGTTCAGTACCTTTATCCCACTCAAACAAATCCCCCTGCTGTCCAGTTACAAAGTAGAAATTATTAGTGTCGGGGTCTGCGTAAGCCGCAGTAAATGTATAATCTACAGATACAAAATACCCGCCAATCCGTTGGTCTTGTTCAAAGATAAAAGACCCTGATGAGTGTGAGCCAAAATACTTACCGTTATAATAAGCACCTACTACAGTTTTAGGGTCAACTGTATCATTCCATGTATCCCAATCATGAACAAATTTGGTAATCAAATCTAGCCCTGCAGCTGGGTTATACACAGCCATACCCGCATACGTAGCGTACATAACACCAAATCCCATATTAACTACTGAGTCTTTTGACAGGCATGGATACGGTGTATCAATTCTAGCGATGTCCATATTTTGCGGTGTACTACCCGTAATCTGATAAGCGTACTCTTCAGTTAAAGCCACAATAAACCCAGAGGCTACCCCTAGCGCTACAATGTTATACTCTGTAGTTAGCCTAAATTTTGCAGGCCATGCGTACGGCTGGTACGGTAGGGAGAAACAAACTTGGTTCCCGAAGAATCCAACGAACACACCGTTTGCAGCAAGAGCTAAGCCTTGCATATTATCAGGCGGTGCATCGTTATCAGCGCTACCCAATATTGCTGAAAGATTGCTGAACAAGAAATCATCTACAAAATGAAAAGGATCACTTAAAGCTGGATCTCCAAAATATCTGGCATTTTCGTCTTGTGACTCAGCAACATCAAAATACCGTTTACCTGCAGTATCAACCGTAGTAGCTTTGTTGGCTCCAGAATCTGCATATGTAATAGTTTTATGCCCAGTGACAGAAAGCACAATACCGTCTGTTACGTTAAACGAAGTATCCGTACACCCTGATATTTTAAATCTGTCACCCTCAGCTAAGTTGTGATAGTCAGAAAACTCAACTGTAGCTATGTTGTTTGTTCTAGCTACAGTAGCTAAGCTAACAGGATACCAAGCATCAGTAAGCTTATAGTAGGCTGTTCCTGATGCTGTAGGTATTGTACGATATAGTCTCATACCTCGTATAAAGTTATAAGTGGGAACAGCAGGTGGCGCTGTAGGCAAATTCGTAAGCGTTACAACCTGCCCCTCTTTAATAAAATCACTGTCTGACGGTTCAGAGGGTATAGACTCTTCATCCCAAGGTGTGATCCAAGTGTAGATATAATTGCGTGATTGAGTAGTACCAGCGAGATCAACTTTACCATTTGTATCAGCTGTAGATGCGGTGTTATCACCTGTATTAAAATACTGAAGGCTTGTGTCACTAAGTTTTGTGGCTGTTACGTTAGTAGAATTAAACGTTTCTGGAGTAGTACCTGTAAAATCACGTACAGTTATAATGTTGCCAGTCTTAATGTTATGATTCCCATTAGTCACAACAGTAGCTTGATTAGATGAATCTCTTGCGAAAGACGCTGTATCAAGTGTGGTAAACGGTGTAACCGATGTATTAGGTTTAACATCTGGTAACGGTAAGCCCAGCTGATAGTACCCGTTAGCTGTGGGATACGGAGCTGCACCAGACACAGCTAATTCAAAAGTGGATACTTTCGGTGGGCCATCACCTGTATAATAAAACCGCTGCTCATCTTCCTCAAACGCATCACCTTGTGACGCCTTAACAACATCTACACTGGTAGTCCAAGAAAGCCATTTTACGTCTGAAGTACTGGGGTCAGTAAGCGGGTATAAAGTCTTAACTGTACCAGTTCGTCCTATATTAGAATCTAATACAGGCTTTCTGTAAGGTATTAAATCTCCTGAATACAGCTTAGCATTGTAGGCAGTTTGAGCTGCGCCATCAGGCAACAACTCTGTAGTTATTCTGGGTGCTTCGCCTAGGAATTTTAATAACTTAACTGACGCCATTATGTCACCTCAAAATGTGGAGCATCTATAAACGGGCGTTTACCTTGACGCCTACGCAAATCAATATACGCAAGCATAAGCTCTTCCATAGTTCCGCCCCAATCTCGTATATCTTCTACATGCCATGCTGCACCCCAACGTATTGACAGGTCATGTTCCATAGCTGCTGTTTTCATAGCCTCGGCAACATCGTCATAAACATTCAACTCCCAACTTATTTTGGGGCCTACATATGCAACAAGATCTACAGCATTACCATCAAGGTGTTTGCTATTCATTGTCTGTGACGCACCTGACTCTACCAACTCTTTCTGTTCGTCCACAGTTCTGAGCCCACAAGTTACGCCGAAGTCAACCTTTGTGTAGTCAATAGCCGATTTAACAACTTTAGCCAGTGTGCTATCTACACCTTCAAGCCTTCCAAGGCTGCGTTCCGATAATACATAACTCATTTCTTAATACCTTTCAAACTGCGTAACCCAAAGCTAGCAGCTATTGAAGCGTAAACTGCGTACTGAAACCAGTCAGGTGTACCATCCAAAGCCGCAAAACCACGTTCAACATAAGGCTGAGTAAAAGGGATGAAACACATAGCAATAATAACAATAAACAATATTGTCCAAGCTTCGTCTTTCCAGCTATTATCGCTGGACTTAGCCATAATTTTTTCCCACCCAGCTTCATGAGTAGCGGCCACCTTCATTACTTCGGCTTCTGCTTCAGCTTTAGCTTGAGCAACTTTACCTTTGGCTTTTGTTTGCTCGACCTTAGATTCCATCCAGCTACCAGCTAGTGACGCAATCGGCCCTATTAATGCTTGTATCATTTTCTAGCCATCCATGCTGTAGTTCCCATATATGCGCCTACAATACCAGCGCCTGATATATAGAAAAGATTACTTATATCTGAGAGAGCTTGAACTCGCTCTATTGGTACAAAAAACATGGCTGCAGTAAATGCGCCCATAGCAATAAGTGTAAACCTTGCCATACGCAGTTGCGCTACGTTTTTCCGTAATGCTGTTTCAGTTTCTTTGATAGCCTTTACGTGAGATAATTCTGCGTCACTTACAATGCCATCGCCGTCTTCATCATACTCAGCGTATTTAGATTCTTTTTGTAATTTTTTCTGAGTCATCTAAACATACTCCTAAAGAAGAAATACACCCCAACAACCGCAGCAACTAGTCCTATCATAACAGTACCGCCAATAGTGACAGTCTCTGTTATTTCTTCGCGTTGTTTCATGCGTTGGCGTTGCATCTCTTTTTCTGCTTCTTTTGCTTCCTGTATTCTTTTTGCCCTCTCCGCTATTATAGAAGACCAAGTACCAAACCCAAACCTATGGTCGATAAGCTGTCGCATCTCATCAAGGTGTTCTTCAGCTAACTTTGCGTTTATAGTCTCTTCCGCAATGCTCTTTATGCTAAAAGGGTCACTACTAGCCTTCCTCTTATCTGCGTTAGCTTGGTCTCGACCTTGTAGTAATTTATCTACATACCCAGCTATTTCCCCTATATCATTAGCACTGCCTATGGCACTTTTAATACCATCCACGCTTGCCTTTACAAGCGCTATGCCAGCCAATGCAGTGCTGATAGGTTCCATTACTTTGACTTTTTCTTCATGCACTTCTTTTTGCTTTTGCAAAGTGCTTTTGTTTTACAACTAGCACAGTTCTTAAATGTGCTCTTGCCTGCTTTAGCTTTTGTAGTATACGCCATATTATGCTCCTAATCTGAAAAGTACGGCTGTTAACACTGATCCTGACCCCACGATCAAAATCCCTGCACAAGCAACTAGAATACGCTCTAGTCGGTTGATCCTAAATAAAATCATATCGTAACGCTCAGCACACACTGCTTCATGAGTTGCTAGATCTTTTTCTACTTCAGCTGCTCTAGCCATCAATCACCTACCAATGCATTCTTAAGAGCTTGATGCGTTGTAACGATAGCACCTATAGCATTTAATACTTCCGTATCATTTGTCCTGTGCGCTTTTAACTCATCGTTAATAGTGTAAGACTCTCGTATTTTTTCTAAACAATCGTTATCAATGGTCTTAGCTTGAGGTGAGTTTTTCTTAACCCAAGCTTTTGCATCTGCAGATGTAGTAGAAGCAAGCCCAGTAGCTGAACAATCAGCGGCAAAAGTTGTGTCTAAAAAACCATAAGACAAACCATTATCATCTATCCCATACCACTCAGGAGGTGGTAATGCACTGTCCCACGATTCTGGTTCAGTAAGATCGCCTGTCCATGTATATAGTGCTTGTGCCATAAAACCTCCTAGTTAATCTGCGTCCAAGTTCCCACAAACGCATCATCCTCATCTAACTGACCATATCCGTTGTAACCTAGACCAAAGATTGTTCCATCGGACATGTAAGCATATTGATGCCCCTGGCTGCTGTACGAATACCCAGCACCTTGAAAAGCAATAACTTTACGGGAAACTTCCCCCAACCAAAAATGATCAGCTGAAAAACTTTCAGTGGTATTCCACGGGCTCGCATCTAACCGAGGTTTGTTTAGTACAATATTAGCTGTTAGATTTCTGTAGTACTCAGTAGACGAGTTATAGCCAAATTTCCATATCTTGCCAGTACCATCTCGCATATACCACTGACCCGTACTTTGCCCGTTTATACCTTTAGCAGGCCATATCTGTAAGATGTTAGTCTGCGGAAACGCAACTGCTGTAGAAGTAGGAGCACCCTCACAATCAGTAGATGTACAAGTGTTAGTATATAGTGTAGCCGTGCCAGGGCCAGCAGGAGCATTTACGGTAGTTGTGGTTGCGTTACCTGCAGCACCTGTACCGTTATAACCCCAAGTATAGACTTGAGCACCAGAGGTAAGCATACCACCTGGAGTTCCTCCTATGCCAGCGCAACTAAGATCCCTAGAGTTACCTGTGTAATAAAAACTAGAAAAAGTTATAGAAGATCCAGCTCTGGTAAACCCATTTTTATCTGCAGTAGTGCCGTCCCCTACTTGCCCAAAGCCGTTTTCCCCAGCACCATACAGCTCACCACTTGTGTTTAGGTAGTGGCTAGTGCCATCCCATGTCCAAGAAGATGTGTAGTAAACAGCTGTAATAATGTTAAATTGGTAAACGTTAGACGCTGCTGTGGTTTGTGTGAATACTGTTCTATTTGTAGTGCTACCATCACCAAAATGGCCATGCCCATTAGACCCTGTAAAATACAATTTCCTGTCTGTATCTACAATAGCAGAAGATTGATACCCACTCTGTACCATCATAACATCATCAACTTGGTCGATAAGTTGTGGGCGGGATTGGTTAGAAGTACTACCTGTACCTAATGCACTAGCAGCACCATACCCCCAAGCGAATAGTCTAAGGTTTTCATCAATAGCAAAACATCTAGTGTAGTTACGATACCCATCTCCGCCGTCAGCCATATGGAAACCAACAACTCTTGTACCTAGACTGTTATGTGTCTTTCCTGGCCCAAAGCATGGAACTTTTGTAAGCCCGTAATAATTAACTGTGTTACCTGTGCCAAGTTGTCCATAGCCATTATAGCCAGCCATAAACAATGACCCTTTATTTGTAAGGCAAGCTAGCGTACCACCTGTACACCAAAGTCTTACAAAATATTCACCATCAGCTAAACCACCATACTCATGAAATATTGGAACACTAGTGCCAGTTTTACCTTTATTACCTGCGCTGCCGCCTCCAAAATAATATTCATCAAAACCCCATGTTACAACTTCGTGGTTTTGATTTAGATATATAGTGCTTCTATATTTTCCGTACGTATGATTGCTAGGGAACATAACTGGCCCCATAGCGGGGTTAGGTATTCCGCACTCAGGAACCCAGTTATTAGCATAGTCTGCTAACCAAGCTCTGGAACCAGAAGCTCCGTATGTGTTAGTAGCATTGTGCGCAACAACTTGATCATAATTAGGTACTAAGTACTTATCAGACTGCACATTAGTTTGTTGTACGTTACCAAATACAACATCGTTGCCGCTTACTGTAAGAACTTGCCCAGCATCACCCCTAGCTAGTCTAATAGTGCTGGTGCCATTATGTGTAAGTATATCACCCTGTGTAGTTAGGGGGTTAGATCCTGCAGCCATAACATTCCAATGCGCTGAGTTAGCATCAGCAGGCGCACCAGCTGCCGTGCCTGTCTTTGCCGCAGCATTTACATAAACCCAAGAAGAACTTGCGTAGCTAACAACATCATCTTTTTCATAAGTTGTACTTGTGGCAAACGCCCCTTTCCAAGTAAACTTAATTTTTCCTACATCTATTGTTGCCATAACTTCACCCTAACTCGTTGTTAATATTAGATGCCCGCTAGTGTTTATACTTACCTGCATGTCCCCAGGTACAAATAAAGTTGCTGGGTAGTCTGAATCTACATAATTATCTGTGCTGCCAGAAGCTGTGTAATCAATTTTTAAGTCGTCACCGTCTACGTAAAACCCATAATACTCTATACGCTGCCCACCGCCGCCTTGAGTCTGTGTGAACAGATCATTGATAAGAGCTGCTACAACTCGCATCTCTACTCTATCACCAGTACTAAACGCTCTAGCTGTAGTGCCATCTTGCGCCCGCACAATAGTCAAAGCATCAGTAGACCTATTAGTACATTTTACAATCTCTGTATTTAACGCTGTGTCAATAAGTGTAATGTAAAAGTAATCTGTGCCAGAACTTGACACAGCCGGAAATAACGCCCCCTCGCCTGAGGTAAGGTTTATAGTAGTATCTGTAGTGCTTATACTACCTGTCAGGGTACTCTTAGAACTATTTGAAGCTACAGCTACCATTAACTATTTACCTCCAACGGTGCATCAGTAGCTACTTTAGTAGTGCCCGTACCATCTAATTCTGTCACAGTCATAGTAGCTACGCCACCATAAGGTAAATACATGTTATGATTTCCTGCTATAGTAAAATGTATACAATACCTTACAAAATCTGTTGTACTTGGTGTATCATATGTAGCAAGCCCACCTGTGTGAACATGAGCAGCGTTATGCCAAGAAGCTATAGCATCAGCTTCGTCATTGCTTGTACCATCACCGCCGCGTCTAAGATGCCCAACATTTTTTGTAGTCGCTGATGCTGTTGTACCCGCTGCAGTAGTAGCCGTACTTCTTCCAATCGTGGCATAAGCATAACCATTACTACTGTGAAAAGTTCCTGATACTTCTATAAGGAATACGCTTTCAGCAGACATAGGTTTAAGAATTACTGCTAAAATGTTATGTGTTCCGTTATTTACAGGGGTTAGCGAAAACTCATTTGCTGTAAACCCTGCGCTAGTCCACGTTCCGCCAGTTATAGGAAACTTACCAGTATTAGCAGAACTATCCCCTGAAGCAGTAGCTGAAGCGCATACTACATACTTATTTAATATAGGTGAGTTAAGTGGTAGCCATGCACTATTCTGAGCATAAAACTCTGGTCTAGCTCCCCCGTAATGATCGGTGTTATATCGTATGTGGCCTGTTTGAGGTGACACTGGCCTTTGGGCTGTAGTACCTTTTGGAAGACTAAAAAACCCAGTATTAGTGTTATTTTGGCTAGAAAAATCAGTAACATCTAAGGCTGAAAATCCTGCAGCGCCACTTGTGCTTGTCAGTACTTGCCCGTTAGCTGCTGATTGATCTGGTAGTATTTCATCTAGATCAGATAATATAGTAAGCCCACCAGCTGTAACTCGTAGCTCAACCCTGTCATTGGTGCTAAAAGCTCTAGCCGTAGTTCCTTCTTGTGCTCTAACAATAGTTAATGTGTCAGTACTTCTAGCAGTTACTTTTACGATCTCTAAATTATTTGATGTATCCAGCAGTGTGGCAAAGAAATATTGACTACCTGTAAGCGCAGGAAACCTAGCTCCGTTACCTGCAGTTAATACAATAGAGGTAGCAGTGGTAGCGTAGGCTTGTGACAATGTACCATAAGCATTGTTAGCAAATTGTATATCGTGATAATTTGTCATACTAAATTCCCGTTCCAATGTGCGGTAGTGTCAAGACCACCTGGGATGTCAAACCCAAAAGACCCATAGGGGTATACGTATTCCTCTACGACCATTACAGTGCTAGATCCAGCTTTATATTGGAGTGATACCGTACCGTCATTGCTTTCTCTAAAAACGTGTAGCCTGAACCTTATTTTATCAGTCACCCCAGGTCTAAAATATTGCACCCCCATAATACCATTATGTACGTGGGCGTTAAGATGCCACATACCCGCAAAATAATTGTTATCATCGGAAGCACCACCAGTGTCAGCACCATCATTATGGGTGACGTAATCTCCAGTTGAATTATTAGATTGTGGCTGTTGGGTTACACTACTAGAATCGTTAGGCCATGTTCCAGGAGTAATCTGCCCCCTAGAAAATGCGCTTACATCATAGTCACCAGCTGCACTAGCAGGTAAATTAAACTCAGGCTGCTTGAACCTGTCTATATGCATATGCCGACCCACTAAAAACACTGCTTTAGCTGCGCTATTATCTAAAGGATTTTTATAGGGCCTGCTATTATTTGGCTGTGGATCAGCGTCAATGTAATCACAATAAAACCCTAATCCTGCGTAGCCAGCTGACTTGTAAACAGTACTATAAAGTTTAATAGTAAACACAGAATTTACACTTTGGGGCTTAACAGTTACACCAAAATGACCACCAGCTGCTGTTGGGTAATCACCATTTGTTTCATTTGTCGCGTAGTCAAAATAATAATTTGTACTAGTAATTTCCCCCGAACCTGAATGATTATGTCCTGTGGCTACATATACATTTGCAATTTGCCCTGACACGGGCATATAAGCGTCTTCTTTTGTATTAGTTACAGTCTGGCTATTCATAGTTCTAGGTGCAGGTGCTGTAGCTTCTCTCTTGTAATAAACACCATCGAACCTAGAAGCGCTGTATTCTTCTCCGAGTTGAGTAACCCTAGATGTGTAAAACTGAATCCTAGTATTATCAGGTACAGTTATATTATTGTTTAGAGTTAGTGTTACTGAATAAAAAGTTCCTATCTGACAACCTGTTACATAAGTTCCTACAGGTATGTTTACATTACCAGCCTGTGTTGCAGGCGGATATAGAAATTTACCGATCCATTGTTGTGCTGTTGCTTGAGGTGTTTGAGCAAGATCATCACTACTACTTGGGGCTATGCCTGTGCATTTTCTTGTATTATCAATAGCTAGTGTATTAGAATTGTTTACAGCACCATTAGAATCAGCAGCTGCCCATTCTCCATATGCACCATACTGACTGCTGTTATCAGATACGTTAGCTAGATACGCTAACGAACCTTCTTGTATAGCTATATCATGACCTTCAGCATTTCCATACTTGTCATTAATATTGGTTGACATTGCATAACCACCGCTAGCATTTACATTAGTAGAAGCGTTTAGGTATCTGGCAAATGTAGTCCCACGCATGTGTGATAAATCATAGTGGCCCCGCACAGGAATACTTAGAAACCCAGTATCGGTGTTGTTATCGTCAGATATATCGGCTGGGTTAAGGGCTGTGTAAGTAGCATTTGTGCCATCGGATTTTATTGCAAATTTAATATCCCGATCACGCCCCCCCACGTTGGATGGCAAATTTCCTGTAGTAACTACACCGTTAGGCCCTATGTACTTTGAAGTAGTCCACGAGGGTGCAGTAGATCTAAATTGAAATCTATCAGGCTGTGTAGGAACATCGGGTAGTACGTTTTCTAGATCAAACAAATCGTTGACAGCGTTAGCTGTAGTCCGCAACTCTACAGAATCTCCAGCTGAAAATGTATTATTGAGATTTCTAGCAGACCCATCTGCTTGTTTAACAGTAAGCGTATCCGCAGTCCTACCAGTAACCCGCATAATTTCTGTGTTAGTACTAAGCGCTGAAGAAGTAACTGTGATATAAAAATATTCACCATTTGTTACAGTGGGGAACTTTGACCCCTCACCACCTAACAAAGATAAAGTACCTTGGTTAGCAGAAACACCTCCTGCTAAGGTGCCTTTACTATTATTAGATACTTTTACTTCAGAGTAGCTTGTCATTTACGACACCGTTACTGTCCATGTAATTGCTAATGTATCGTTAGCACCTTTGTTAATCACACTAAATACTGTGCGGCACAACATAGTGCCACCGCTAGATGCGTTAAGGATAGCCGCCTCTGTCAAAGCGCCCGTACCTTGCCCGTTACCATATGTAGCTGAATAAGTCACATCACCGCCTGATACTGCCGTGCTCGTAAGAGCCTGTCTATTAGCCTCTGTAACTAAGGCTGTTTGGCTTACAGCCGCTGCTGTAGTACCAGTGCCCACTGCCATATGGCTCATAGCAGTAGCCGTAGCATCTTTCATACGTGACGCTATATAACCCTTACCCGTAGTTACGACTAAGTTATCAAAATCATGTTCTTCTTTTACAAGCCCCAACTGGTCAATAAGTACTATGCTTAATCGCCCTTTAACTGTAATTTCGTCTTGTAACATGTATACCTCCGTCAGGTGCTAAAGAGCTGCAACGCGAACTCTTTGTTCAAAGGAGGCGTTTCGCTGATTAGCCCCGCTGAATTAAATAACCCGCCGTCCCCCTCAAAGAATGCACCTATCTCATACGTGTTGTCAGATGCACTAATTGAATCTACCACGGGCTTAGTGCTTTGTAAAACTATATTTTGAGAAACTGACACACTGTCTGACGGCGTTAAAGTAGGTAAAATCCTTGTATAATCAAATACATCAGTCATACTAACTGAGTCGGTAGCCATTGTAGATGACACACTGAAAGCTAGGCCATCAGTTATATTAGCTGTGTCTTGTCGGCTAAGACCAACATTAAACAACTGCGCATCAGATAAACTAAAAGAATCGGCTAGTGGTCTGCCCACAGTAATAAACGGGGTGTCAACTATATTAGCTGTGTCAACTAGACTAGCGCTTGCGTCAAACGTTAGTACTTCGTTAATAGTCACAGTGTCAATATACAACGGCTCTATAGAAAATAGTGGGGTACTATCCACTACAGAGAAATTAACCGCTGGAATAAAGGTTACAGGTATAGGCCTAGTAGTAAGGAATATTTCGTGGTTTAAAGTATTAAACGAAGCTCTGTATATCACCTCAGTTATTATAGGTGACGCGGATATAAATACTTCACCGTCCTGTGGTTCTGCCCTAAGTACTATCCCAGGATTATCATACTCAGCTTTAGCCGTACTAGCCGATACGCCCAGAGCCAACGCACCTTTAGCAGCGGCTTCTACGCGTATGCGGGCCATTAGAAGCTATCCCGTACTCTAAACTTCATAAGATCGTAGACTGTCTGTATAGCCCCGTTAAAATCTATATTGACTTCACCTTCATACATCCCAGGGTTTACGTTAAGTACACCCCCAGAAAAATCAAACTGCACTTGCCCTGTAGCACCGCCGCTAACCTTGTTAGTGCTTATAGTAGAAAGTACAGTAGTGGTGTTAGAAGCTCTAAATTTTATTGTAACTGTAGTAGTACCCGAACTAAGATCTATTGGAGATCCAGTAGTATCGTCAGTTAATGTAGCTACAATGTCAGGTTTAGAATTACCTTTTACTAATCTAATTACATCTGCCATAAATCACCTCACCCAAAAGCCACTGGTTTAACACGTAGCGAGTTTCTAGCAGCACCAAGGTTAGCCCTAGCTCTACGTTCTGCTGTCTTGTGTAAAAATTGTTTAGCATGATATGCTGCTAATTCTCTGTCTGACCAAGTTCTCTCAGGTAAAATCAATAAATTCTGAAGCGCCCCATGCATTATAATATTTTCTAGTTCATCAAAAGCTGTAGTGTCCATCTCTACAGATGTACGCAATGGTTTGACTGCGATTACCATACGTATCTCATAAGTCTTTGCAGCATCTGGAGTAGGCCCGACAATAAATGTATCGGCGTCAAGCTGTGATATATGTGTAGGAACGCTATAATCGGCTGGAGGAGAGTCAGGCCACTTAGGAAATCTATCCTGGAACTCTTCTAAAGATAAAGTTTTCATACGTGTACCATCGACAGTAGCACTAAGAAACGCATGAACCTCAGTGTTAGTAGGGGGGTCATAGGGATAATCATACACCCCATTTGTTAGTGGTATCTTAGTCTGTATGTGTCTATATGCTAAAGTTTTTTCACATGCATCTATAGCAGAGTCTCGTACATACTGCTCTATTACAGGCTGTGGACAACCTGGGACACTTGGAGATAGCCTTGTCACTAAACTGTCGAATCTTGTTGGCATTAGACAACCTCCTCTTCAGATATTCCACCACCTTCTGTATCAGTAATCTGCCTTGTCTGCGATGATATACCAAGCGCTTGCGAGAAGGACTGTTGGAAAAGTGCAGCTCGATTTGAGTTAACATGCTCATTGTCTATAGACTCAGCTAAGAATACTGTACCGTCAATTATAGCAGGAAAATAAGCATCTGGTAAGAGAGCTACAGTAGCAGTACCTAAATAATCTGGAGGAGTCTGCGCGTACTCAATCTCAATCTGATGACTAGTTGGAGCTTTAGGGTATATAAAAAATTTATTTGGATTACGAATATTTCTAATCCAGTTTATGGTGTTAGCCGCACTATCTGTCATCCATGCGGGGTATGCTTGATCTAAAACTTCACGGGTGGTTTCTATAATGCCATTCCCGTTAGTATTGTAATAGACCTCCATAAGTCTTATAGAATCAGAAGGAGCTGATTGTACTACTGTACCGTCAGCACAAGTAAGAGTTGCTTGCAGCGCAAATAAATCAGGTCTGAATATAGCCGTACGTTTCAGCGTTTGATTCGCAAATTTAAGAAGCATAGCATCTGTATAGCGATATGCGTTTGAATCTGAATCCTGAATTATATTACGAACTTCTGCTACAACATCATTTAGAATCATCTACCCATGCCTCATTCTCGGGCGTATCAGGGTCATCAGCTATGAAATGGCCTTTGTCATCTCTAGCCCTACTTAATCCCCTAGTAGCCTCATCCTCTAACTCTGCAGATACTTTTGGTGTGTCATCTACAACTTCAGTTTCCAAGTTTACTTTTGCTTTACGCCCTTTTTGTTTCTTTGGCATAAATTTTTCTGGGAATGCTTCTTCCTCAGTTACTTCTTTACACATAGGATTAGCGGCAAGGATTTCATTCCACCCGTAAATCTCGCCATCCTTTATATTTTTTAACCATCTCCCAGCCATTCTGTCCTCCTAACCTGTCGCTTTATCGTGACGTTTTATCATTTTTCTAACTTTATTGCCCATATAGCCCGTTGCACCAGCGCCAAGTGCACCTGTCCCATACATCAAAGCTTCACCAATCTGTCCAGCGTGTGGGGCAATCTGAATAATTACATCCATAGCTGATGCTGTCTGTGTACTCTTATTAGCGGCTTTGCTAGTATGTTTAACGCCTTTAACTTTTGCACCAGGTTCGTAAGCCATTTTATTCTCCTATGTAACCGCTTTAACACGCTTTGAGCTTTTCTTCTGCGCAAGACGACTACGCTTTTCCGAAGCTGAAATCTCTGACGCAGTTTTAGGCGTCTTAGATGACACCCGCTTAGATGGGCGACAATAAGGATAAGCTCGACTTTCTCCTTTTCGTCTGCCACAGGGTTTGCCCGTACGAACGTCAACCCACTTTTCTTTAAACCACCTCTTTAGTTTTGCACCTTCTGCTGTTTTTCTGACTGCCATCTTACTTCTTCTTTCTGGTAGTCTTCTTAACTTTAGAGTTGCCCCAATTAGACGCCCCAACCTTTCGGCACTTAGCTAAAGCCCCTGATGCATATGCTGAGGGCCAAACTTTGTAGCGGCTCTTCACCTTATGATAACATGCGTCTTTCTTACCCATAACTTACCATTTCTTGCACGACCAATATCTAGCTGTCATCTTAGACGGTGGCCTGCTGTCACAACCATGCCTAGCGCGAAAATTTTTTCTGCGACCTGGCTGGTCTTTTTTAATCTTCATGTTGGCATCGCCAAACCTAATAACTTTTTCTTTGCCGTTCTGACATGCCTTAACAACAAATTTC